CAGGCGATCCGCATTGGCCTTCCCGAGTTGTTGCGAAATAAACATGTCCTTTCACAAGCTTGATGTCTTTAGCTCCTCCAGGTACATGGTATGTTAGTGGTTCATCCTCAGCATCGAAGATCTCCTCCAATGCCAAACCTCGAGCCTGAATTCGTGTGGTATTAATCCCAACATGCTGTAATACAAATTCACCACGCCTCGTCTTTGTCAACTCACTCTCAAGTACAAACAACATTCGTACATCAGGGCGACTTGGTAGCAGACGGGACACAATGGTATACACAGCAACATCAGTTTCCTCCATAGCACACACTGCAGTCTCATCAAACATTTCTGCAAACACTCCCACTTCCTTATTGGAGAAAATTATCTTCTCGCCATTCTCCAGATGCTCTAGAAAATGCAATGGCAAGAGACAAGTCTTCCCAATAAGAAAGAGAGCATTCACGGATTTGTTTGTCCTTTCACAAGTAACCAGAAATTGATTCTTCTTCAATAGCTTGCTCAATGCATCTTCAATATTCTTTCCATATTGAGCATTTGATCTCCTACTACGAGTCTTGAATCTCTTGCTAATCACCTTAGTCATCCTAGGCCCATCACGTTCATACATAGATTGTGCCTCCACGATTTTCTCGACAGGTGTTTTCTCAGTGTCAGTCTCTTTCTTATCTCCTCTAGCCAGCATCCACACTGACAATGATCCAACAACAGCACCCACAACTATAGAAGTAGCATTTCTTCTCACAAAAGAAACCATCTTATTTGCATAAGATTTAACTCCTGTAATCAAATCCTCACACGTTCCAATAGTTTGGTGTGGGCAAGTCTCATTGTTATACCACTGTCTGAGCATATGCCAACCACGAGTAACAAAACTTGCAGCCTGACACTTGACACAATCAAGATTCAAATGATCACTGGGTAACCCATCTGTCATCGCAAGACTAGTCATCAAGATTCCCTTCATTCGTCTCAGCTTTGCTGAATTTGATGTTTCACCATCTTCATCCAACAAGGCATCAACTTGTGAAAGAAATCCCAACGCTTGAATCCTGGAAAACGGACTCTGAAAACGGGAGATAAGCTGTCTCTCACAGCTCATACGCTCGTAATCTCCCATTTGAGCTAGCAAATTCTCTCTAGCTCGAACCTTCATCTCATCGATGTACCGAGTTCCTTGCCTCACATTCTGCACATATGCATCCAGCAGGATAGAACACAAATCTTCATACGATATCCACTCGGATATCGGGTCATGATTCATGTTATTTTCCAACTGAAATAGGTATATGTCAGTATGCAGC